TAATCTTGCCGCATTACAGACTCAAGTGACTACCTTGCAGACGAGCTTTTCCGCCCTGCAAACCGCAGTGAACAACTACATTGCCACAGGCGTCGCCGACGATGCGGCTCTTCCGGCTGTAACTACAACGATCTCGTCTGTTCAGACCGGCATGGACGCGCTTGCGGCGTCCCTGGCCCCCCCGTCGGCGTAGAGAGGATGGACGGCAATGCTGGACGATCTTCACAGAAAAAAGTTTCTAGAGGTTTTAGCCGAAACCGATAATATATCGTTTTCGGCTAAAGCTATTAGTTATACACCTGAACACGTTCGCGTTCTCATTAAAGAAAATCCCGAATTTGCGGCTCAAGTTGAAGAGGCTCAGGAACAGGCTATAGACAAGTTGCTTTTAGAAGCGCGAAGACGGGCGCACGATGGTACAAAAAAGCCTGTTTTTTGGCAAGGCTGGCAAACAGGCTATATTCTGGAGTATTCCGATTCGCTTTTAATGTTTTTGATTAAAGGCAAAAGGGAAGAATTTAGAGACAAAGTTAAATTTTCAGGCGATAAAGAAAACCCGATTGAAGTAAAAGGAACGATTGCACTTGTGGACTTCGACCCTAACGACCCTGAATCGATCAGAAGAGCGCATGAAGCGGTGTTTGGAGCACCGGAAGCTCTTACAGTCATCAAAGGCGGTTCAAGAGCTTGAAATTGCTAAATGCGCGATTGATCCGTTTTATTTTCTTTGGAGTGAACAACGTTATGTTTGGACGTTTGACAGCTATGAAGAAAGCGCCAATAAAGTTAAGCCGTTTCCTTACCATGAATACCTATACTATCTTTTGTGGCGCATTCATAATGATAAAATTTTATTCATTCCAAAGTCGCGTCAGATCATGGTTACATGGCTTATGTGCTTTTATTTGTGGTGGGACGCCCGTTTTCATCCTTTTGAGCTTAATTTTGCTCAGTCCAAAAAAGAGGAAGACGCCGCGAATCTTGTCTTTAATAAAGAGTGGTTTACGGCACGAATTAGCTTTATGGAAAAAATGTTGCCTGGATGGATGCAAGATAAAAAGGCAACGGCTTCTTTCGGCAAAATCAATTTTTCAAACGGTTCCATCGTGTGGGGAATACCGCAGGGCGGCGATATTGTCCGATCTTATACCCCAAGCATTGTGTTCCTGGATGAAGCGGCTTTTCAGCCTGAAGCGCAACGAGCTTACACGGCGGCTAAAGCGGCGGCAAGAAAGATTATTGCTGCTTCAAGCGCCGAACCAAGCTGGTTTGGAATAATATGCGGACTTCAGAAGGGCCAAGCACGCCATATGGGGTAACACATTGGATGACCGAAGAGGGTATAAGTGTTGCTCGCGTTCATTATACGGCGGATCCGAAGAAAGACGCAACCTGGGAGCAAAGACAGCTTGAAGGCTATCCAGGGGGCAAAACGGGCATATCCTGGCGAAAAGAAATGGAAATAGATTTTTCAGTTTTCGGCGGCAAAGGGGTTTATCCCACATTTACAAGAAAGCGTCATGTTTCCGACACGCCTCTTTTGCCTTACGTTTTGACCGGAATCGAAGCGGGCAAAAACAGGCAGGTTATAAATGGTTGGGATAATACCGGGCTTTCTCCTGCTTGCGTTTCAACGTATATCAACAGTCTCGGTCAGTGGATGATTTTTCAGGAGTTTTGCGGCGAAGACATTGGAATAGAGGATTTTGGAGATGCGGTAAAAATGTGGTGGGGTCAGAATTTACCGCCGAATACCAAATTTCTTGATATTGGCGACCCGGCGGGAAAGATACGCGACAGCCGCAAGAAATCACCGGCAATGTATCTTGCCGAGCATTGCGGAATACACATTTACGACGGAATACAGACCTTCAAGATTCGTAGAGAGTGTGTCGAACAGCGCCTCAATAAAACGGTTTCCGGCGGAGAGCCCGCAATTTTGATTGATTCGAGCTGCACGACGCTCATAATGGGCTTTGAAGGCGGCTACAGCTACCCGGAAATAGGCAGCACCGGCATGTATCATACCGAGCCGCAAAAGAATCAATACTCACATCCTCACGATGCGCTGCAATATCCGGCTACGATACTCTGGGGGCCAAAAGATGATAGTGACGACTACGAAGAATACGACGAATCGGAACGAAGACAGGGGCGAAGCGAAATCGGCGGATATTGAAAATCCGTTATTTCGTGAATGCTGCTATTGCGGTAGAAAATTTAAAGTTAAGTCGGAAGAACAAATTTATTGTACTGACGGCTGTTATTATAAAGATGATGAAGAAACCTATATAGAACAAGGAAGGTCTGAAATTGGCGGATATTAACCCAAATCCTCAAATGCAACAACCGGGTCAACTTGAGGCTCCTAAAGATTTTAAGGTTTTGGAGCCTGAAATCAAACCCGAAGAATATGTACCGAAACCGCTTCGTAAGCTGCATTCGTTCATAAATCATCCGAATATTGCCAGAGACCTTAAAGCTGAAGAGTTAGCCACACTTGCTTTTAAAGTTGTGCGCGAGTTTGAAATTGACGAACAGTCTTGTGAAAATTGGCGAATGAATGTTGAAAAAGCAATGAAGATTGCTTTGCAGATAATTGAAAAGAAAAATACCCCCTGGATTGATTGCGCTAATGTTAAATATCCTTTGATTACGATTGCGGCAATTCAATTTGCTTCGAGAGCTTATGCTGAAATTGTAAAAGGCAATGATGTCGTAAAGTGTCGAGTCAAAGGCGAAGACAAAACTGGTGAGAAAAAAGCAATCGGTCAGCGTGTGGCCGATCATATGAGTTGGCAATTAACTGAGGAAATGGAAGATTGGGAAGAAGATACCGATAAGTTGCTCCACGTTTTGCCTGTAATTGGTTTTGTGTATCGCAAAACGTATTTTTCGCCGCTTTTGCAGCGAAATGTTTCAGAGATGGTTTTACCCACAAAATTTGTTGTTCATTACAACACAAAAAACCTTGCTACTTGTAGGCGCGGGACTGAAATTTTAACGTATTTCAAAAATGATATAAGAGAGTTTGTATCCGCCGGTTTATGGCTGGACCCGCAAATAGAGACTCTTTTACCTGATTCGGAACACGCCGATGATGTTGACGATCCGCCTCATGAGTTTTTAGAGCAGCACCGATGGATTGATCTTGACGGCGACGAATACGCGGAGCCTTACATCGTAACTGTTCATCGGCAAAGTTTGAAGGTTGTAAGGATTGTCGCCAGATTCGATGAAGACGGAATTATCAGCGACGGTGAAAAGGTGGTAAAGATTATTCCCGATGATTATTATACAAAAATACCTTTTATACCCGCCCCTGACGGTTCTTTTTACGATATTGGTTTTGGAATCTTGCTTAACGCGATTAACGAATCTGTGAACACAATCATCAACCAGTTGCTTGACGCCGGCACTATGGCGAATACCGGCGGCGGATTCGTGTCTAACGGGGTCAAATTGGGTGGAAAAGCAGGCGGAACGATTAGTCTTAAGCCTAATGAGTGGCGCACCATAAACGCCCCTTCGGGGCCTTTAAAAGATGCTTTTTTCCCTGCTCCGATTCGGGAGCCTTCGGCTACTCTTTTCCAACTCTTGGGAATGCTCATCGAAGCGGGCCGGGACATTGCCCAAAATCAAGACGCCGTTATGGGCAAACAGGCGACTCCAAATACTCCGGCGGCGACTACGCTTTCACAGGTTGAGCAAGGTATGCAGGTTTACGGCTCGATTCATAAGCGTATCTACAGAGCGTTTAAGATGGAATTTAAAAAGCTCTTTATGCTTAATGTTAAATACGGCAAGCCAAAAGTTGAATTTCATTTCAATGATGAAGGGCAAACGGTCTTCCAGGAAGACTATAAACACAAAGGTTTTGATATTGTGCCTGTTGCCGATCCAAAGCTTTCGAGCGACGTTCAGCGTATTGCCAGGGCGCAGGCGGCAATGATGGTTACGGGCAGGCCGCATGTAAACGAGGATTTCCTGACGAGTCTTATGGTCGAGGCTGTTTGTCCTGAACACAAAAATAGTATCATGCTTCCGCCTGAAGTTTGGCAAAAAATGCCGCCTCCTTTGCCTGTACGTCAGATTATGCTTGCTGAAATGCAGCTTAAACTCGATGCCCAGCGTATAGCTGCTCAGAACCGCAAAGACGAAGCGGCGGCGATCTTGTCACTTGCCAGGGCTAAAGATGTAGGTGACAGCGACAGCGTTGAATATTTTGAAACTGTTCTAAATAAGATTGAAGCCGAACGCGATAGAATGCACGAAATTCAAAAGCAGCAGAAAGACCAGGAAGCGCAAATGCAGCAAGGGCGGCAAGGACATCAAAACGCAATGGAACAGCAGGCGGAGGCGCAGAAAGCAGGACCGGGTAAATGACACGCGCTGATTTTGAAGAATGGAAAGACACCTATGCGAGCAAGAAATGGTTTGCATTGGTCCGGGAGCTTAGGGATAATTTAAAAGAAATGCTTTGCAACGGTTCAACGGTTAATCCTGTTTCGATTGAGGCGACAGCAATGCAAACCGCTAATTTGACGGCGAAAATAGAAGTGCTCGACGAAGTTTTAAATTTCAAGATAGAGGAAGGGGCCGAAAGTGAATAATCCTTTAGGTATTCAACCGATTGAATACAAAGTGCTGGTGAAAGTCGATGAAGTGCAGCCTGGGGAAGAAAAATACAAAGGCATTATTATTATTCCCGATACTGCGAATACGGTGCATCAGCGTACCGGCACACTGGTCGCCATAGGCGGCAAGTCTTTTGAAGATTTTGGATCGCCCTCGCCGCAAATTGGCGATAAGGTGCTTTTTAATCGGTACGCCGGTGTCGAAGTCAAGAATAGCAAGGACCGGGTTGAAGACTGGAGGATACTGAACGATAAAGACATTAACGCAATTTTGAACGAGGAAGTTTGCTGAACTAGCTAATTCAACAATCTTTGTGCTCCGGCTGATCCCCGTTGAGCACAGCCGATATTGAAAAAGCCGCTCCTAGCGCTAGGCTGAGAGCGGCTTTTTCTATTGGCGCACAGAAAAGGAAGAATAAGCCATGACGGACGAAAACGAACACCTAGAGGAAGAAATACAGCCTATTGAGGAAGAAATACAGCCTATTGAGGAAGAAATACAGGAGCCTAAAGACGAATCAACTCCTGAAGAAATAGCCCGGGCTCAACGCATGGGCTGGATTCCAAAAGACCAGTTTAAAGGCGACGAAAAGAAATGGCGACCGGCTAAGGATTTTTTGGAAGTGGGGGAACAATTACTTCCTATCCTTCGAGAGCGAAACAAAAAGCTGGATACCGACCTTTCAGAAATAAAAAAGAACATGGGTGAATTTGTAGCATTTACCCGTGCGGCGGCAAAGCGCGAATATGAGGCCAAACTTACTGAACTTGAAGCTAAAAAAGATGAAGCCTTTGATTCCGGCGACAAAGAGGCTTTTCTTGAAGCCGACAAGGAAATTGCAAAACTTGAAAAGCCTGTTGAGGCTGAAACTAAACCAAAGCTCGATCCCGACGTTCAAAGTTGGTTCGATCAAAACGGTTGGTACAAAAAAGATAAAGAATTGCAATCTTACGCCGATTCGATGGGCGATCATTTCAAACGTGTTAACGGCAAAGGCGGCATTGAATTACTTGACTACGTTAGGCAAGAAGTCGAAAAACGCTTTCCTGCAAGATTTGATAATCCTAACAGGCACAATCCGCCTAATGTCGGCGACGCTGGTGGAAACCTTACGGGCGGGCCGGGAGGCGGTAAGAAGCATTCGTTTAACGATTTGCCAAACGAAGCAAAAACGGCTTGTAATAACTGGATCAGAAATGGTTTAGGCACTCGCGAAGAATACCTAAAAGACTATGATTGGAGCTAAATATGAATAAGGAAGCCAGGGGAAGAAACGAAGAAACGAACCGCAAAGCAAGGATACCGCTCGGCACGCAACGGCGAAGACTGAGCCTTTCACACGACAAAGAGGAAGAAATGAAGTTCAGGGGCGTTGTCCCGCGTTGGATCAATGACCGGGGCGACAGACTATCCGAAGCGCAGGTAGGCGGTTACAGTTTTGAGACGGATTCTAAAACCGCGTCAAAGGTTGGGGATGTAAGCGGCTCAAACGACATTGCGGCGAGTCCCGGCGTTGATACTCGTATTCGGCGGCGCGTCGGTTACGATGAGGCGGGAAATCCCGTTTATGCGTATTTGATGACTATCCCGCAAGATATTTTCGACGCGGACCAAGAGTTAAAGATGAAGGAAATTGACGACATTGAAAAAGGTATGCTGGGCGGCAAAGGCAAAGATGGAAAACAAATTCCGGGCACTTATGTGCCGACTACGGGCGACGGCGGCCCGAAGATCGAATATCGAGATACTGAATAGGAGGAAATATGTCAAACGCGAACACGCCCTTTGGACTAAAGCCGGTTCAAATGCTCTCAGGAGCAAATTGGACCGCAAAGGTCCGGCTTGCTTATGTTTCAGCAAGCTACGCAACTGCGCTTTTTGTTGGCGATCCTGTTGATATTGATTCGACCAATTCCGAAAAAGAAGCGGCGATCAAGCACATGAGCGTCATAAAAGCAGCGATTGCCGGGCCTACCCTTGGCGTTATTGTGGGTATCCCGCAAGAGCTTATAGCTATTCCGCAGTTTACGGGAGCTTATGCGGGCGGATACCCGAATCTTAACCAAAACTACCTTCCCGCCTCAACAGGCGGTTTCGTTTACGTTACTTTCGACCAGGGCGACATTATTTATGAGGTTCAGGGCGATGGTTACGCTGCGCCTTCAGCCGGCTGGATCGGCTGGAATGCCAACTTGAAACAAACGGCTGCTGGTAGCACAGTGACCGGGCTTTCAGGCTTGAACATGGACACCGGTACGACAACCGCCCCAGCGGTCACTAATACTTTGGGGTGGAAGATCATCGGCGCGGTGGATCGTCCCGATAATGACATGACTTCGGTTAATGCGAAGTGGCTTGTAATTAACAACAATGTGCGGCTTGCGAGTCAAATAGCCGGTATAGGGAGCTAATATGGCTGGACCGATCACAACCGGGTCAATAGCTAAGGCTCTTTGGCCGGGTGTAAACAAGTTTTTTGGCATGGAGTACGCGGAAAACGCGCAAGAATGGCCTGCACTCTTCGAAACGGAGCCTTCGGATAAGGCTTATGAAGAAGAGGTTTTGGTCCCCGGTTTCGGGCTTGCTTCGGTTAAGCCGCAAGGTGAACCTGTAACTTATGACACTCATCAACAGTCTTGGATTGCCCGGTATGTACATGTTGTATGGGCAACCGGATTTATAATCACCGAGGAAGCAATAGACGATAACAAGTATGAGAAACTCGGTTATCAGCGAAGTAAGGCGATCGGCTTTTCAATGAGACAGACCAAGGACATTAACGCGGCTAATATTTTCAACCGGGGCTTTTCGTCAAGTTACCTTGGCGGGGATCAGGTAAGTTTGTTTTCCGCTTCGCATCCAACGCAAAGCGGAAATCAAAGCAATGCGTTGACACCGGCGGCGGATTTGTCCGAGCAGGCACTTGAAGATATAGTAATCGCTATTTACCTGACGCTCGATGATCGGGGCAATAAAATCGCCCTGAAGCCTCGAAGCCTGCATGTTCACCCGAATGATTGGTTTGAAGCTCACAGGATTTTGAAATCGGTCAAGCAAAGCGGAACGGCGAATAACGATACCAACGCTTTGCGCGACATGGGCATATTTCCCGAAGGCGTTAAGCTGAATCACTTCTTTAGCCTTCTGGACGCCTTTTTTATTCGGACAACGGCTAAAGACGGTACAAAGCACATGCAGCGCCGCAAAGTCAGGGTAAAAAGAGATAACGATTTTGATACCGAGAACCTCAAGTTCAAGGCTGACGAACGGTACGTATTTGGATGGACAGATTGGCGTCAGTGGTATGGATCGAATGGGCCCTGATAAGTAGTTGAAATTATTAGTGATTTTTGTTTTGTCTAAATTTGTCTTGACAAACACTAAGAGGAACACGGCTTTTAACATTTAACCTTTTCACTCCTGGCGGGTAAGCAGCCCGCCAGGGTGATTCCGGTAAGGAGACAACATGGCTACTGGCGCTCTTATAGGCGTAAATAAATGGACGAGTTATCCCGGCGGCTTTGGCGGCGGGGTTGTAATCCAAGAGATTCCAAGTCTGGGCAACTTTCCGGGAACTGTATTGTGGGTAAGCTCCACAACCGGATCGGATAACAATCACGGCACGTTTAAAAAGCCTTACGCGACTATTGTTCACGCCCTGTCAATGGGCAATACGGTAAACCGGCCTAATCTCGGTATTTCGACGGCTACAATTATTGTTTGTATGCCGGGACATGTTGAAACCGTTAAAACGTCCGGCGGGTTGATGTTTTCGACAATTAATAACCTTAACATGGGCGTAGACGTTTATTTTTGCGGCGGTGGCTTAAACCGGGCTTCTATCCAGTTTTCTTCTGCAACAACAGCCTCCATGATCGTTAACGCCGCGAATGTGCGTCTTTTTAGTCCGCTTTTTATAAACGGATCGATTTCTGCTGCAGGAGGCCCTCAGGCGGCCGGCGGCGTTGACGCGCTTGTAAGTCCCATCATCGTTCAGGCGAATGGTTTTCAAATGTTTAACGCCGAATATTACGATTCGCCCGCTAAAGCTACACTTGTTCAGGTTTTGACAGATGCCTCGGCATACTACATGGGCATTTACGGCTATCGGTACATCGCTTCGACAACCGGCACGCAAAAGACTTCGGGCATCAAGCTTGTAGGTGCAATGGATCATGTGGAGATAATGAACGCCAATATTTCAGGCGATTTCACAGGCGCTCCGGTAAATAACTCTTCCGGCGCG